AGGGCAGGAGAACCCACAGCCCCAGGGCCAGCAGCAATCCCATCCACAGACAGGGCAGCATTCACCTGGGCAGTGCCCACAGTGCCAGCGGCAGCACCCCCAGACACGGCAATAGTGGCGTTCGCCTTCGCTGTACCCACAGCCTCAGACGAGCCAATCCCGGTCGGGTAAACCGTCAGATCCAAACTCCAGCCAAGGAGCAGGACCGGACGTTCAGTGATGTCCTGAATCTGGACAGTCACTCAGTCAGCCCCTACAGGGAGAAAATCTTGTTCGAGCCGCTATCCCACACCACGGTGATGTCACCACCGGCAGGCTTAATCGGGATACCCGTGCCCGTGTCAATCCACGCAATCAGACGCTGCGAGGACGAGGACACATCAGCGCCACCAGTCGAGGCAGACGACTGAAACAGCAGCAGCGCATGATCGCTTGCGCTAGACGCAGGCGTCGTAAACGTCACATCAGCCGCATCGAACACGCCATCAGTCACCGTCTTGCTAGTGAGGGCACCAGACGTAGCATGCAAAGTCGCACCAGCACCAGTCACCTCAGACACCGTGTTGTGTGCGGAAGAATATGTGTAGCCCCGAACCAGGGCCACCTTGATAACCGCCGTGTCAAGATCAATGCTTCCATCGAGGAAGCCTTCCTTGGCCTTCGGGAAGACAGCGTTCGCCACCTGTTCTCCTTAATCGAACTTAACAACCTGCCCCGTCTTGGGGCTGAAATGGGCACCGTTACTGAACTTGTTATTCGTGGCGTCAAAAGCCGCCCCAGCTTTAGCACTCACATCAAGCGCCTTAGCAATATCCGGTGTCCGTGTTGAAGCAGGCTGGACACCCGCAGCCCTCGCCTCCCGGTAGAAGGCAAGCTCTTGTTCCTTGTTCTTCTCGGCAGTCCGGTCGATGCCGAGATGGGATCGGCCCCAGCCAACCCTCAACGAAGCAGCCTTAAGGCACTGCCCGTAAGTCTCATGGTCTTTCGTGATACACCCGGTCCTACAAGCCATACAGATAAATCCTTCCAACGCCTGTAGGGGCCACCCCCACTATTTGAGGTGACCCCTACAGGTTGATCAGTTAGATCAGGATGCGTTGATCGAGCTCGAAGACTCGATGCGCCAGAGCGCCGCCTCGCGGTAACGCTTCCAGCCCAGAACGCCGTACCAGCCCAGAGGGCGGTGACGCATGAGCTTGTCAGTCACAGGACCGACAATGGTGTGCGGCTCCTCCGCGACAGCCTCAGCAAGCGCCTGCTTGCCAACGATGATCGTGCGGAACACGCGAGCCGAAGACGAACCATCGGTCGTATTGTACATGCGCGGCGTCTCAATGAAGTACGCGCCATCAATCGTACCGATGAAACCAGGCCAGAAGTTCTCCGAAGCGTCGTACTTGTGGAGATCCTGGAAACCTCCACCCGTCGTCTCGCTGCGAATGTCGTGCGAAACCTCAGGGTGAATGTATGCAGCGTAGAGGCTGCCCTGACGCGGAACTGCAAGACCCGCACGCAGCTTCGACACACAGAAGCGGACATCCGTCAGGGCGATGGTGTCCGTCGCCTCAACCTGATTGGTTGCGGCAGGAGTGTCAGAAGCGTCACGGGCGTAGCGCACATTGCTGCCGCCACGAAGTTCCGTCATGGCAACCGCATCAAGCGAGTCAGCCATGTTGTAAGCAATGATGTCAGCCGCAGCCGGGTCAACATCAGACAGCGAGAACAGACCCAGCTTGCGGGTGAGCAGGGCAGCATTGCCGTACTCAGCCAGGGTCACCGTCACCGTGCTGGTGTTGCTCAGGGCAACAGCATCAGGATCGACGTTCTCAGTAAGGGTCGAGGTAGCCTGAGCCAGATCAGCATAAATCTGGAAGACAACGGACGAACCCGGCATGGCCTGCTGCACAGGACGCTTATCAGCAACATCACGGATGAGCGGCTGCGAACGCAGGGCCATCTCAACATAGCGATCATAAGCGGACTGGACAAGGTTAGTCATGCCAGTCTGGTTGCTGATCGTAGCCGAACCAGTGTAGGTATTAGCCATTGTTGAGATTCACCACCTTTCGCGGTTAGTTATTGGACTTGGTCAGTACACCGGGGGACCGCCAGAGTTCTGAAACAGAATCCTGTTCAGCTCTTCTGGCGTCTTCGCAGCGGCGATCATCGCCATAATCTGCGACTCGTCACCCACGGGTGCTTGTCCCGCGTTTACAACATCGTTGAACTGCTGATAGCCCTGGGGCACCTGAATGTCAGGCTGATTACCCATCTGCTCCTCGGCCTGCGATCCACCATTCACAGCCGCAGTGGGCTGGAACACATCGCTACGGTCATCGAGCCAAGACGTAATCTCTGCCTCGTTACTCAGACCCTCAGGGATCAAATCAGCGATCTTCGGGTTGTAGCCACGCGAGGTGAGAACTTCCTGCACGCTGCGCTTACGAGATTCAACTCGGAAACCTGTCAGTTCCTGTTCGAGTTCCTTGATGCGACGCTGCGCTGCCTTGTGCGCTTTACGCACCTGGGTCATAGCGCCGTCATCGTAATCATCGAAATCGTCAGGCAGGTCGTACTCATGCTGGGCCATATGCCCTCACCCTCTTCTCATCCGTGGAAGTCGCCACCCACACGCATCACTGGGGAAGTAGACGCATGGCTGTGGCTATCGGTCTTATGACGCACACCGGGGCCGATAGATCCGGTTGTGGGTGGAGGTGACGGGAATCGAACCCGTGTCTGGGTCTGTGTCCTTCGTGAGGCTTTACAGTCCCGCTATCCATTCACCCCCGAGGACGCCTACTGGCGTCCCGTGTGAACCCTGTACCAGCGGTAATCATCCACGCTTACATGTTCCTTTCAACGGCGAGAGAACCCGCAGAAGCGCCGCTCGATCCAGCAAACCTGGCACGCTCCCTCTTCGCACGCCTCTCCGACGCGAGCTGCTTCTGTCGATCACCGAAAGCAGCATCCACACTGTCTGTCTGGTTAAACGCCTCACGGTCAATTCCAGCCAGGGTTGTTTCCCGGTCTGCGACCCTGCGTGCCTGGTCAAAGGTGCCCTCCAAGCGGGACATCGTTTCCATCTCAAACGGATTCTGAATCTGACCCAGAGACGTACCACCCAGTCGCTCCGCGAGCGCCTTATCCATGCTGAACCCGGCACGCTCACCCGCAGCACCAATCTGTGCCGCTCGAGCCCTAGAACGCACACCCTCCTGCGTGCGGATAGCCTCATTGCGTTCCGCAGCAAACGCCAAGCCCTGCTCATTCGTGAGGCCCAGCATGTACGCCGTCAAGTCACCGTCAGTAATGTTGTAGTACTGCTTCAGCTCCGCAGCAACAAGCGGATTCATTGCCTGCTTAGCGGCGATAACCCGCTCCTCAACTTCCTTAGGAGACAGGCCGGCACCAATCAGACGGGCGTAGTCAGCAGGGCTGTCGTAGTAGGTTGGGTCAATGCCGTAGTTAGCCATGCTGTTCCGGTATGCAGACTCAAGTCCGATGTACTCGGCCTCACTAATGGCCTGACCACGACCGATCAGTTCAGCCATTCCAGCGAAGCGACGCTTATACACATCTGTGTCACGGAACTTCATCAACACCGCATCAGTGCCGGCATCAGCCAGACCCTCAAGGATCCAACCCTCAACCTGACCCATCAATGTTGTGACATCAGCTTCCGCGAAACCGAACTGCTTGAACAGGCCACGCAGGTACTCACGGGCATTAGCCCGTGTAGCAATCTGCTGAGTGTTGTCCGCAGGCTCATCCTCAACCTCGTCAACAATGGGAGGCTTACCGCCACCCACACCCTCACCGGGAGGACGGATACCCATATCGGGACGACGACCGGGGAGCGGCTGCTCAACCCAAGCCTCACCGCTCCACACCCACTCGTAGCCCTCCATAGGGGCACGAGGAGGCTGACCCACCGGACCCCCAGGAGGGCCGCCGGGATACTCAGGACCCCGAGAAGGTGGGGGAGTGACAGGCTTCGGTGCAGGCGGCTTCGGATTCTTCTTCTTTGCCATCCCTACCCCACGAATCCCATCATGCGAGCCAAATCAGACCCGATACTCGAATAGGTATTGAGAGCGTTATTCGTGTACTGCCAACGCTCATCCTTCTTGATCGCCTGGTTGAACTCCCACAACGGCATCAACCGAGGTTCCTTCGTGGTTTGATCAATATCCGTAAACGCTCTCCGGAGCAGCGGATCATTCAAATCCACTGAACTGGGATCCCGAAGTTCCAGCATCTGAGCAAGCTCACCGATGTAGCCCGAAGCCAAATCGCGAACCGAACGATCCTTCGACAATCTGCCAGCGAACACCGGATACTTCGACTCGGCCTCAGCAATCAGCTCATTCCAGGCATCGTCCTGATCATAGTTCGAGTTCGGGTTCAGGATCTGCTGCGCGGTT